GTAGTTGTACAGTTAGATGACTCAACTTCAGAGTCTCCAGGAGGTAAGTTTTATACTGTAGCATCATCAAATTACACTATCATAACATCTCCTGCTACCCTTATCAGATTTACTACTGCTCCTGAAACTGGTGCTAGACTTAGAATTAAAAGAGATAGTAAAGCTAATACTGCTCTAGTAGACTTTGAGAATGGTAGTGTACTTACTGAAGTAGAACTAGACCGTGCTTACTTACACAACTTATATCTTAACGAAGAGATAGAAGAAGGTAGTGGTAAGAATGTAATGACTAAGAACAGTGCAGGTAACTTTGAAGCTGACTTAGCTAAGATAGTTGACCTTGCTGATCCTACTCTTGCACAGGACGCTGCCACTAAGAACTATGTTGATACTAGAGGATTACAGGATTTTGATGGAGCGAACACAACTTCAGATGTTAACCTTAACAGTAACAAGCTTACTAATGTAACAGACCCTGGTTCTAATCAAGATGCTGCTACTAAGAACTATGTTGATACACAAGATGCTCTACAAGTTACTAAGGCAGGGGATTCCATGTCAGGTAATTTGGCAATGGGTGGTAACGATATTACAGGTGTTAACAGTGTAAGAGATTTAATTGCACCAGCAGCAGGTAGTCACGCAACTAACAAGACTTATGTAGATGCAGGAGATGCTGACCAAGTTAATAAGACTGGTGATTCTATGACTGGTGCGTTAGCTATGGGGGACAATAAGATAACAGGTCTAGCTACTCCCACATCAACTGCTGATGCCACTAACAAATCTTATGTTGATGCTGAGATTGCTACAACTCTAGCGACAGGTGTTGCAGGTGGTCCAATAGGAACTACTAATATTGCTGATGATGCTGTCACTGCTGACAAGCTTGCACACACTGCTGTTACTCCAGGGTCTTATACAAACACTAATCTTACAGTAGATCAACAAGGAAGGATTACAGCTGCTGCTAGTGGGTCAGGTGGAACAGGAACTACTAATCTTTCAACCACAGCTAACGGTACTTCTTTAATAGTTGCTAGTGACACAGGTACTGACGCTTCTATCCCTGCTGCTACTACAAGTGCTTGGGGAGCGATGACTGATGAAGATAAGACTAAGCTTGATGGTATTGCTGCTAGTGCAACCGCTAACGATACGGACGTTAATTTAAAAAACAGAGCTAATCACACAGGTACTCAACTTGCTTCTACTATATCTGATTTATCTTCTGCTATAGCAGAAGCTACTTTCCCAAGTGACGATATATGGTATGCCCCTACAGGAATTACAGACATAACTGACACTCGAAAGTCAAATCTTTTAATTACTGCAACATCGACAGGTAATACATTAAAAGGTGAAATAGACTCATCTTTATCTCCGAATAGCAATATCATAATAGGAAAAATAGCAGGAAGATCACTGACTTCAACAGGTACATCTCAGATTTCATCAAACATTGCCATTGGTGAGCGGGCTTTGGATGATATTTTTCACACAATACCAGCAGATAATGGAGGCGGTGGAGCGGTTGCTATAGGAACTAATTCTATGTGCGGTTACACAGGAATCCGAAGTATTGCTATAGGGTATGGAGCAGGGACAGTTAGTCAGACTGCTTTAAACCCATACGACAACTGTTCTCAAATTGGACATAATGCAGTAGCTACTGGTGATAATCAAGTAGTATTAGGTGACTCTAGTATTACCGCTTTAAAATGTAACGTTCAGACTATTACTTCACTGTCTGATGAGAGAACGAAAGAGAATATTAAAGATAGTACTTTAGGTTTAGAGTTTATCAATGAACTTAAAACAAAAACTTTTAACAAGAAAAACCCTGCCGATTGGGAGGAAGGCATCTTAGAAGAGCAATATAAAAATAAAGAGAGTAAAGACTATATAAGACCTAAAAATAACCCAACTACTTATACAGGTTTAATTGCACAAGAAGTTAAAGGTGTACTGGATAAATTAAACATAGGTGAATGGGATGGTTGGGATGAAGAACCTAACGGAGTACAAAGACTAGGTTACGGTGCTCTTGTTATGCCTTTAATTAAAGCTGTTCAAGAACTCTCTGCACAAGTAGAAGATTTAAAAAGTAAAATCTAATGCCAGAAACAATATCACACTTTCTCGACACTGCTCTAGCTGTTATACTTGGAGTCATTGGTTGGATGATTAAAAAGCTTACAGATCGCTTGGAAAAAGATGAAGAGCGATTAACAAAGATTGAAGTAGAACTTGCTACCCAACGAGAACGAGACACTGCTGTGGAGAATCGTATGAGTGGTCTTGAAACTACAGTTAAAGAGATTAACGGTAAACTAGATAGAATGATGGAGATGTTAATGAGAAAATGAAAAAAGGATTATACGCAAACATAAACAGAAGAAGAAAGCTAGGCATTAGTCGTAGCAAGAAGAAGTCTACTATATCACCTCAGTCATACGCTAATATGAAGAGTGGGTTTAAAAAGTAACAGCATGGCTGAGAAAAAGAAAGTAGTTACAGGATGTAAGCGTAAAGGTTTAGCTATTAATAAACCCAGAAGAATACGCAAAGGAGAACCTGGATACGGTAAGAAAAAGTTTGTTGTATGTGCTAAAGAAGGTACTAAGACAAAGACTATACGATTCGGGGACGCTAACATGAAGATTAGAAAGTCCAATCCTAAAGCTAGAAAATCTTTTAGAGCTAGACATAAGTGCGATCAAAAGAAATCAAAGCTATCAGCAGGTTATTGGTCTTGCCGTAAATGGTAACAATATTATGATGAAGACATTTGAAGAACTAGGTAACTTACAAGGATACATAGCAGATACATACCGTGCTGCCATCGATCAGATGCACGAGACTGGTGAGTACAATCCATCACTCCTGAACGGTGCTAGGCAACTTCTAAAGGATAACGAGATAGTTCTTACAGCAGGTAAAGACACTCCCATCAATGATTTGTTAAATGTAGTACTACCCTTTGAAGAAGACCAAGAGCTAAAAGCTAAAGTTAAGTAATTACTGTAATAACAACACCAAAGAGAGACACATAGAGTTGTGAGTAAATCTAAACTTCACCAACTCAAGGACTTCCGTAACTTCTTATATCTAGTTTGGAAGCACTTGAATCTACCTGATCCTACACCGTTACAGTACGACATTGCAGACTTCATGCAAGACGGTCCTAAACGATCTGTTATCATGGCATTCCGTGGAGTAGGTAAGTCCTGGATATGTTCTGCCTATGCTGTACATCAACTACTACTCGACCCAACTAAGAACATACTTGTTGTATCTGCCTCTAAGAACCGTGCTGATGACTTCTCCACCTTCACATTAAAGATCATACATGACATTCCTGTTCTTCAAGACTTAATACCTAAAGGAGATCAACGATTCTCTAAGATAGCTTTTGATGTAGGACCTGCTCCTGCCGCTCACGCTCCCTCCGTTAAGTCACTAGGTATATCCTCTCAGCTAACAGGTTCTCGTGCTGATATAATCATTGCTGACGACATAGAAGTACCTAACAACTCTGCCACTCAAGGTATGAGAGATAAGCTGGATGAACAAGTAAAAGAGTTTGAAGCTATTATAAAGCCCTTAGACACCTCTAGGATTCTCTTTCTAGGGACACCGCAGTGCGAGGATTCAATTTATAACAAACTCCGTGAGAGAGGCTATAACGCTCGTATATGGACCTCTGAGTATCCATCTAATGATTTAGTGTTAAAGAACTACGACAATGATATAGCTCCCTTCTTACAAGATCAGATAACAGATGAGTCAGTGGGTACTACTACAGAACCTACCAGATTCTCTGACTTAGACCTAGAAGAGCGTAAGATGTCATACGGTCGTACAGGGTATGCTTTACAGTTCATGCTCAATCCCAGGCTGTCTGATGCTGATAGATACCCACTAAAGATAAATGATCTTGTTATAACAGATATTGATACAGACCTAGCTCCTGAAAAAATCATTTGGTCCTCCGATAGAGATAACGAAAATAAAGACCTGCCCAATGTAGGACTAGGTGGAGACAGGTATCATAAACCTTCTAAGACTATAGGTGATATGATTCCATATACAGGTTCTGTTATGTCCATTGACCCTAGTGGTAGAGGAAAGGATGAAACAGGATATGCTGTTGTTAAGATGCTTAACGGTCAACTCTTTGTTCCTCAAGCTGGTGGTCTAAAAGGTGGTTACGATGATCAAACACTTAAACTACTAGTTAACATAGCAAAGGATAACAAAGTAAATAAGATCATTATAGAGTCTAACTTTGGAGATGGTATGTTCCTGGAACTACTTAAACCTATACTCTTTACTTCATACCCTTGTTCTGTTGAAGAAGTAAGACACAGTAAACAAAAAGAACTTAGAATCATTGATGTCCTAGAACCTGTCCTTAATCAACATAAACTGATTGTAGACCCTTCTGTAGTTCAACATGACTATAAGAGTGCTCAAAGCTATCCTGTAGAGTCACAAGCTAAGTATATGTTAATGTATCAACTATCAAGGATAACAAAAGATAAAGGTAGTCTTATACATGATGATAGATTAGATGCTCTAAGTATAGCTGTTAACTACTGGGTAGAACAAATGAATCAGGATGTAGATAATAACATTAACTCTAGAAAACAAGAACTCCTAGATGAAGAGTTAACAAAGTTTACTGATTCATTCTATAAGAGAACTGTTAAAGGTCCTAGATCATTACTGTGGCAATAGCTTCGCTATTACCTTTCGTCTTTACTCACTATGTTCGATAAAGACTATGGTCGTAGCTAACGCTACTCCTTCTATTAACAAATCTTTACCTCTTTATATATCTTATAAGGTGCTCCGATAGTTAGTNNAAATACATAACTACTAAAGTACTTATTGTTGTTATAATGAATAGTTCTAAAAGAAATATGAACACACCTATCCTTAAAAGAGTTTTAAATAAAGATTGTTTATGACAAGGTCATTGTTTAAAGTTAAAATGTTAACAACAATATTATCCATGATAACTTATTTAGTAGTTCTTAGTTCTTTTATGATCGAAAGCAGATACTTCGTTCTTCTCCTTTCTCCTTTTAAAGCTGTGTCATAGAAATCTATAACAACCTATTAATAGGATTATAACGAATATTTGAAAATGTAAAGCCTTAAATTTATGACAACTCCTTATGTAGATCAGATCGACCTGTTTAACAACGACTTACAGAACTTAATTTATCGGTATAAAAGTGAGTACGACTTACACGATGAAACTCTTATAGGCTGTATCGAGGCTTCCAAGTTAGCGGTTATGGATTCGTTAACTATAGACTTTGGAAGTGAAATAGACCTAGATGACGATGACAATGATGAAGATAAGGTTTAATTTTTGGTGAAAAAATCTGAAGGGGTTACGCTATATACGCTGTCGTATCAACTCCCCGATGCCTACCCTAAAAAATAGCTGTGGGGAGGGTATTGTTAGAAAATAAGTAATTAATACTTTTCCTAAATCACTGACAATCAATAGAGTTATGACATTAAATCGCACAATATGGATTATGTCTAATTGTTAATAATCAACAACTTAGGTAATAATCTATCCTTATTGAGACATTGTTGAGACTGGTACTTAATCTATCCTTATTGCAAGTTGTTTGCATTAACTTATTGAGACATTGTTGAGACACTTGTAAATTTCTATTTCTTTCTTGGTTTATTTTATGACATCATTCAATCAATTCATCATGACATCTTGACATCTTGACGTCACATTTATTCAGATCAAATATTATCAATAATTTCTTTTAATCTCATTTTATCAATAATTATATAAAACTTTTTTTATTTTTTTTCTATTAAGTAAAATCAACAACTTACAACAAATATAAAAATAAAAGCTTTACAACTTTTTACATTTTTGATTAAAAGCAAATCATATTTATTATAACCAACAACCAACAATAAAAATATGAAAATAAAACTATTTGAAAAGAAGTATAAAAAGACTCAAGATTCTGACGGAACGCAAGAAATTCAAATCAGCGGACTAGTGAACTCTTATTTATTCAATGAAACAAGCGGTAAAGCTTTTAAAACAATAACTACTTATTTAAAAGATGAAAGCGGTAAGACAATAGGCAAAGAAGTCACAAAGACTTTAAACATCAAAGCCATTAAAAAAGAAGTTCCCAATTGCGTCAAAATAAAGATCAATGATCTATACATTAATTTCTAATAAAAAAAAATATGAACAAAGAACTTCAAAAAGGATACATTAAAAGAATACATGTTAATCAACACATCATCAAAGCTAATAAAAAGACTGGAGCTAATAACCCAGTTCTTACAATTAAAACAACTAAAGATAACATCAAAGCAAATCACATCATGATCGGGGACAATGTCAGACTTTGTTATGCTCCAGATTCTCCTTTAGCTTGTGGGGCTACGATTTGGATTGAAACAACTGAGGAAATCAATATACAAACAAGCAATATGGAATCTTAACCAACAACCATCAAAATAGAAAAACATTATCAATATGAACCAATCTTTAAAACAATACATTGAACAAAGGGAATTATCTCTTTTATACACTTTCAACAATCAACATTATTTCGAGGATCAAATGGGTAATGTTATTAGTTTGAAACAAATTGAAAAAGATTATTTTAACAGCTTAAAGACAGCATAAGATGAAACCAAACGGCTTTATAATTCATGAAGGTACAAAGAACGGCTCTAAGTATGCCGTAATAGCTACGCTCAAAACAAGTAACAGAAAGACAGGTAATATGGTTCAATTATGGATCCTATTATCTGATCATAGTCCTGTTGATGGTGTAAAAAGTGGTCTTGATGCTAGTACTATCTGTACAGGTTGCAAGTTTGCTTCAGGCAATGGCTGTTATGTTAATGTCGGACAAGCACCAAACAGTATCTGGAAGGCATATAAAAAGAATTCTTATCCTAAACTTGATCCTTTCTTATATGACAATGTCTTTAACGGTAGAAAGGTTCGCTTTGGTGCATATGGTAATCCTAGTCTTATTCCTTTGTCTATTGTTAAAATGATAACAGAAGCTTGTGACGGATGGACTGGATATTTTCACGATTGGCAAACTATGTCTAAAGAACGTGCAACTGCTTACGGAAATTATTTTATGGCATCAACTGAGACTAACGATTCAGTAAGACGTGCAAAGGAAAAGAATTTAAGATATTTTCATGTATCACCACAGCAACCTAAAGATACCATTGAATGCTTAGCTGATAGTCGAGGTCTTTCTTGCGATCAATGCCAACTTTGCAAAGGCAATCGTATAGGAGCAAAATCAATATGGATTAATCCTCATGGAAGTAAAAAGAAGCGAGCAATCGAGCAAGCAATCAACTAATTAATACTAAATAATATATATATATATATGAAAAACACCAAAGAATATAATGATCATTCAAACTTTAAAATGGATGATCTTAAACCTACCAAAAAAGAGCAAGCTGTCATATGGCTGATTTCGCCAGTAATAGTACTTGGAACTTGGACTTTACTCATTTGTATTTGCTCGCAATAACCTACAAAGAAAATAAAATATTATGAAAATAAAAGACCAATACGATTATCAATTTCCATCCTATGCTTTGCCTGCTCTTTTCAATGGTGATTTAGAGGGTCTAGATGANGATGACATTGCAAACTTCAACCGATTNATGGAACAAAATAAAAACATAGATGTTTGGGACGATAAGGAACCAGATAGTGAGCCTTACTTTTGTCATTACCCAGAGTTTGGCTTGGCTTGCAATGTTGTCGATTTAATTGGCATTGAGTTTGAGAAAGAATAACCAACATAGAAAATAAAACATTATGAACCGAGAAAGTATATACACTTCACAATTTTTAAAATCCCAAGATTCAAATGACGATAGATAGCGTAGACTTACCTACCCTTAAAAATGTACATCCTGAATTTATACAAGCAAAGGAAAGGTTAATCAAATCATGTCAGTAACCGAATACATAGAAGAGATACCCTTTTGTTATAGGGTTGTCAGTGATTATAAACAAGTGTATTACAAATGGCACTGCCGATCATATCCTGATTTATTCACTGGCAAAGCTAGTTCTAAAGAGGAATTAATAGAGCAATTCAAACAAGTTGCTAAGGAACTAAAGAAACTAAAACCAAACCATGAAAAAAATAAAATTAAGGAACGAAATTAAAAACGATAAATATACAGACTATGTTTATCAAGCCTTTGATATTCAAAACAAAAAGGAGACTATAACTGAAATAAAGTACGACTTGTCAGAACTAGATAATTTTGATTGGAATATTGGTGTAGTTGTTGGTGCAAGTGGTAGTGGAAAAACATCAATACTCGCAGATTTTGGTGAAATTAGGGATATTGATTTTGATAAAGATAAGCCTCTAATATCTAACTTTGATTTTCTTGAACCTAAAGAGGCTACTAAACTACTAACATCAATGGGGCTATCTTCTGTACCAACTTGGCTAAGACCATTTAAGACACTTAGTAATGGCGAGCAATACAGAGCCACATTGGCTTACTTAGTTGCTGATGCTAAAGATGGAGAAGTTATTTTGGTTGATGAATATACTTCAGTTGTAGATAGGGATGTAGCAAAATCTATGAGCTTTGCTTTACAGAAGTACATTAGGGAAACAAGTAAAAAAATTATTTTAGCAAGTTGCCATTATGATATTATGGAATGGTTAATGCCAGATTGGACTTGTTCACCACAAAAGGGGGGCGTACTCGAAAGAGGCGAATGTCTTTGGCGAGGTAGACCACAAATCGAACTACAAGTTAGTAGAGTCGAATATGATACTTGGAACTTCTTCAAAAAACATCATTACTTAACTGAGGATTGTGCTAAATCTTGTAAGTTTTTTCTATTTTCTTGGAACGATAAGCCAATAGGTATAAACGCTGTGATACCTCAACCAAGTGGTCACTTTAAAAATGGAGTAAGGTCGAGTAGAATTGTGGTTTTACCTGACTATCAAGGACTAGGATTAGGAACAACAATATCTAATTTTATTGCTTCAATATATAAAAATAGTGGGTATAGATATTTTACAAAAACAGTTCATCCAGCTATTGGTGGATATAGAAATAAAAATAAGGATATTTGGAGAGGAACTTCTAAGAATGGTAAATCTCCAAAGGCACAAAACGCTATGGGTGGAATGAGTGGATGGAATGTTTTAGTCAGGACATCTTATTGCCATGAATATATAGGTGAAGGTATAAGTGGCTACGAAGAATTATTGAAACCTATTAAAGAAATGAGACAAGCAAAAGAAACAATAAAACCTACAACATCCAAACAACTAATATTATTATAATGAAAGAAGAAGAATTATTTAAAATACAACATGAACAGGTACTTGAAGAGATAGAAAGGATTAACTGGATTGCTAATAACAAAGACCAACTTATCCGAGCTTTACGCAAGGTTGTAGCTAATTGTAATAGCGAATACTTTGACAATGAAAACCTAGATGTAAGCACTATCTTTAGAGGAGGTGATATAACTACATGGCTTAGAAACTATGTACAAGAAGAGCTTAGTATCAAAGTCAGAATAAAAAAGTAATGAGCTTAGAAATGCTATTGATGTACGCACTTATCTTAATCCTTTCCCTTGGCTTCTTATACAGAGAACCATGAGAGCTTGCAATAAGTGTGGTATAACCTTACGAGGGAGTGACCAAGAGGGGGATATATGTTTAACTTGCCTTTCCTCTTTAACTCCTCATTGTAACTTTGACCAAGGATATAGTACCATCGAAGGATGTATCCGACAATCAACCAACAACCCTATGAGAACCGAGATAACACCAAAAGATTTCAAATATATTAACCAACCAAGAAACATGATAGAAGAAACCATGCACTATATCTTTGACACTTACTTTAAAGATAAGTTAGACAACAACGAATACCACAAGCACAAGTATTTTCCACTTTACCTGTCCTTACAACACTTACTAGAGGAGTACAATAATCATGGATGAAGACAACGATATAGAACTAGAAGAACTCCGATGGGAGTACACACAGGAAATAAGACGAGACATCAGTAGACACAGAGGACTCATTGACTTTGATATAGACTACGATGAGGAACAATTTATAAAACAAACGGAGGACTGGGGAGATGAGTGAGTTCTTAGGTTTTCAATCTTATCCGTTACCTTTTTGGTGTCCGTTTTGTGATGAGACATACGAAGAAGATGATGCAGTTTATCACGATCATTGTTGCGAGGAAGAAGAAGATAATGACGATGTATAATTACGAGGACTTTGAATCCTATTTCTTTGCTGACTCTCGACAATTCTCTTACGAAGTAGCTGAAAAGTTTGATCTATTCTGGCAGAACAATGAGCTTGGCTATGATAAGAATGGTAAGTTGATCCGAACGAATAGACCAAGGAAGAAACCTAAACATGAGTTTGACTTTACCAATAAGAACAAGAAAAAAGAACATGAGTAGTGAACATTTAACTGCTTCGATGGTTGAGCTTGGCAAGGCTAGGTACAGGAACGCTAAGAAACTACGAACACAGAACCAGTTATCATCCGAGACACCTGCTTATACTAGACTAGCTGATCAGATGCATGAAGGTGTAGCTAATGTAATACAAAAGTTCTTTGATGATTGCTCACAAGTACACGCACCTTGTCCTGTTTGGTTACCTTTAGTGTGGGAATTAGAAGCAGATGAAGTAGCTCTGTTAGCAATTAAAAGATCGTTTGATTTACTGGATGGTAATGATATGACCTTTGCTTATGTATCATTTGAACTAGCTAAGTCTATAGAGGATGAAGTACGAGTCCGTTACTTTAAAGATTATGTGGACAAGAATACTTGGAAGCTATTGCAAAGGGACAGGAAGAATGTCCGTAGTAGACAGCAATTTATATCAAAGTTCTGGGATAAAGAAAAGAACTTACATAGTAAGGGCAGGTACGAACGCTTTACGCTGTGGACTAAAACAAATAAAGCAAAGATTGGTGCTTGGTTGTTAGAGACTATCCGTATGCAAACAAACCTCTTTACTTTGAAGAGTACACTGACTAGAAGGGGATCGACAATTAAAAAGATAGCACCTAATCCACAGCTACAGGAATGGGTTAGACAATTTGATGAGAATAGTGAGTCACTCCGTCCGTTTTGGTTGGCTACAACTGAAGAACCTTTGAGGTGGGAAAGTAATTACGGAGGTGGGTACATGAGCGATGACTTACCTTGCCTACCAATAATGAAGAAAGCATTTGACTTACGGAACAGAGACTTGAGTAAGTTATATGAACCACTTAACCGACTTCAAGAAGTACCGTATCGAATAAACAAGAAGGTACACGATATAATGTTATGGGCTTGGGAAGGGGATGTCTCTATCGGAGCGATGGAAAAGAGAGACCTGTTACCTGTCCTTGAACCTGTTGAGAATTTAAAACAGACAGACCCAGAAGCATTCACAGCGTGGAAAAGAGAAGCAAAGTATGTACACGACTGGAACTTAGAGACTAGTGGTCGAAGGATGAGGTCACTACGGATCATGTATGTTGCAAAGTTGTACGCAAAGATGGAGAAGTTTTACTTTCCTGTACAGGTGGACTACAGAGGTAGAGTGTATAGCGTACCATCCTTTGTCAGTCCTCAAAGCTGTGACCTTGGTAGGAGTTGCTTGGAGTTTTACCGAGGTGTACCAATTAAGTGTGAGGAAGATGCT